ATTAACATCCACACGGATAATAGAATTAGATTAGGATCTAAAAATGCTGGTGAATCTGTTTTATTAGGTGATAAAACATATGATATTTTAGAATTTACTTTAAATGTATTAGAAATATTATCTGATACTTTAGCCCCAACCCAAATATATCCAACAGGAGCACCAATCCCTGATGCTTCAACTCAAGCAATAACATCTACTTTATCTCAAGCTATTAAAACAGTTAAAGAAAAAGTTTTAGTAAATATTAAATCTAATAAAGTTAAAGTAGAATAATGGCTACCCCCTCAGAATCTATAAATACTACTCATGATAAGGATTATGACTATAAAAAAGTTGTTCAAGAGGATAGTACTGTAGTATATTTTTTTATAGGAAGAAGAAATAAACCTAAAGAACGTTTTCCTAATTGGACTGAAGCAGTAGATGATGGTAGTTTCGGTACTATTAGAAGAAATGCTATAATAGAAAGAGTTAAATTTGATTCCCCACCTAATCCAACCTCACCTGAAACTTCTCAAACAAGTAGAATAATTGAAAATTCTGAAGATCCAAATGCTAATAGTTTATATGGAACTGTTGTAGATGAAAAAACTTTAGAACCTATTAAAGGAGCTTCTGTTGAATATGCTAAATATTCAACTACAACAGATAAGGATGGAAAATTTATAATTGAATTACCATCCCCAAAAAATCAAGAACCTACTTTATTGCAAGAATGTCTTAATACTACCCATGATGGGGCATACAATTATAAAAAATTAACCTATTCAGATGGTAGAATAGATTATTATTTTATAGGTAAAACAGGAACTTATAAACGAGATTTTCCAAATTGGACAGAAGCTCCACCTGATACTTTAGTGGGAAAAACATCAGGTACTATAAATAGAGATGCTATAGTTGAAAAAGTAGTTTTTGATTGTCCACCAGTTGAAATTAAAAAATCCTCCCCTTTAGATGATAACATAGACACTCCACCAACTCCAACTGAAATACCCCAAAACTCATCTTCACAACTTAAAAAAATAACTGGAGAAATTCAAATTAATGATAGTGATATTGGAGCTACAAATTATAATGGTCTTGTAAGATTAGTTAAAAATGAAGTTGGTGAAATATCAACCCCTCCCTACCAAACTAGAACTAATTTTGAAGGTAAGTTTGAACTTTTTGTACCTATAAATAGTAAATTCATTCAAGCTAAAAAACCTAACTCTACTCAAACTATAATTTTGCCTTTAACTCAAGAAACAAATTATAATTTTGACTTTTCAACACAATATGGTGCTACTCAACTAAACGAAGGTGTGATAGGTGAAGTGGAAGAAACTACTGTAACCGCTTCTCGCCCTGATTTAAAAGTTAGTGCTGCTAACTATGAATCTAAATCTATCCCAGTTGTAAAAGGAGATGGTACTTTAAAAAATGATTTTGGAATTATTCCTTTAAAAACAACTAAAGCCGATTTAGATAAAGAAATTATTAATACCTCTCTTCCTGAAGTTGAAGATATTAAAAAGTTAACTAAAAATAAAAAAGATTTTAGGTGGCATTTAAATCAAAAACTTATAGATTTACTTAATAAGTTAAAAAATGTACTTTTACCTATTATATTAATTATGATAGCAAAGTTTGGTGTAACAAAAGTACAAGAATTAATTAAAGAGGGAAAAAATAAAGCTAAAGATGTACCAAATAAAATTTGTCCTCCTAAAGAAGAAATTGAAAAAATTATAAAACGTAAAAATAAATTTGTTAAACAAATTAACAATTCTTTAAAATTAATTGATAATACTCTTTCAGTGCTAGGTATAGCTCGTAGTTTTATATCTATAGCTATAGGGATTGTAAGGGGAATAGATATAGCACAACTTCTCCTTCCAACTGCAATACCTGGAGTAACAGCAGGGGTTATAACTAAAGTAGATGATATAAAAAAATTCACCCAAGATAAGTCTAAAATTACTAAACAAAGTATTGATGGTACAATTGGAATACTAAATTTATTAAGAATTACTTTAACTCAAATTATTGATTATCTTAATTTATTAGATAGTTTAATTCAAGACTGTCTCCCTAATAGTGAAATTGAACAAGAACAACTCTCAGCTGAATTAATAGCTTTAACTCAAGAACAAACAAACCAACAATCACCCGTGGCTACCATAGTAAATGGTTTTACCATGGGTGTAGAAACTGAAAAAACTACTAATTCTTTAAAACGTAGAAGAGCTACAGCAACAAACCCTAGTGGTGTTGTAATGTTAAAAGGAGAATATTCATTTAGTTCAATTGATCAAATACTTATAGATGAATTAGTATTTTATATACAAACAAATGATTTAAAAGCAGATTAACCCTATATTTATAAACATATATGAAAACCGAAGTACTTAAAAAATTAATTAAAGAAGCAGTAAAAGAAGCAATTCAAGATGAATTGAAAGATATTTTATTAGAAGCTGTAAAAGCTCCTAAAACACAAGTTGTAAGAGAATCTATACAACCTAATATAACACCCCCACTATCCCCAAAACCAACCTATACAGAACCTACTATGGGTATTAAACAAAAATATACTGATATAATGGGTGAAACTGCTATAAGTATGACTAGTAAAGATGTTTCTTCTTTTAACCCACGAGGAGTAGATCCTGTAAATGGAAATTTAGGTAATGGAGAAGTTGGAATGGATACAATAATGGGACTTTTAAATACTAAATAATGGCATTTGGAGAACAGCAAATATTTCCTAGTGACTTAGATGTAAGTCAAGCTATTGGAATTAATCTTCCTTTAAATGGGCCTGCTGTATTTAAATCTAATTATCAAACTAAAGATGCTATAAAAAATAATCTAATTAACTTTTTTTTAACTAATCCTGGAGAAAGATATTTAAATCCTGAATTTGGTGGAGGGTTAAGACAATTTATTTTTGAACAAATGTCTAATAATACTATCCAAACTTTAAATGAAGATGTAAGTGAAAAACTTAGTGAGTCTTTTCCTAATGTAAATGTTGAAAAATTAGATATTTTAAGAGAAGATGATAATAATACTATAATTGTTTCATTAACATATTCTATAATTAATACAAATATAGAAGATAACATTTCAATACAATTTTAAATAATGTCTGACACAAATAGAAATATAAATTATATAAACCGAGATTTTAATGAGTTTAGGGGTAATCTAATAAACTTTACACAAACTTATTTCCCCCAAACATATAGTGATTTTTCCCCTACATCTCCTGGAATGTTGTTTATAGAACAAGCATCATATGTAGGTGATGTTTTAAGTTTTTATTTAGATAACCAACTTCAAGAAGGTTTTATACAATATGCTAGACAAACTAATAATGTATTTGAGTTAGCATATATGTTTGGTTATAAACCAAAAACAACAAGTGCTTCTCAAGTAGATATTGAAATTTTTCAACAACTCCCCGCTAAAAATGTTGGAGGGAATATGGTTCCTGACTATGATTATGCTTTATATATTACCCCTAATTCTACTATTAATAATAGTGCCCAATCTTTTTTAATTCAAGACTCAATAGATTTTTCAAGATCTAGTTCCCAAGACCCAACAGAAGTTACAGTATATCAAACTGTAGGAGATCAACCCCAATATTTTTTATTAAAGAAAACACGAAAAGCTATATCTGCTACTGTTAATACTCAAAAGATATCTATAACATCTCCTACTCCTTTCCAAACTTACAATATAAATAACAGTAATATTATAAAAATATTAGATATAAAAGATACAGAAGGCAATACATGGTCTGAAGTAGATCATTTAGGTCAAGAAATGGTATTTAATTCTGTAAAAAATACTAATATAAATGATCCTAATAGTGGAACAGATGCCCCTTACTTATTAAAAATTAAAAAAACACAATTAAGATTTGCTACAAGATTTATTTCTTTAGGTACTCTTCAAATCCAATTTGGAGCAGGTTCTCCAAATGATACAACTGAAGAAATTATCCCAAATCCAAATAATGTAGGGTTAGGTTTACCTTTTAAACAAGATAAACTGACAGCTGCTTATTCACCTACTAACTTTTTATACACAGGTACTTATGGTATAGCACCTTCTAATACAACTTTAACAGTAAGATATTTAAGTGGAGGTGGAATAGAATCAAATGTTGAAGCTAATACACTTAATAATTCAACAGGTTTATCTCCTAAATTTAATAATAGTAACCTCCCTACTACTACAGCAAACTATATATTTTCTTCTTTAACTACTAATAACCCACTCCCATCTACTGGTGGAAAAGGTGGAGATACAATAGAAGAAATTAGACAAAATACTTTATCTTTAGTTGCTTCTCAAAAACGCTCCGTTACCCCAAATGATTATTTAATAAGAGCTTTAAGTATGCCTTCTGATTATGGTTCAATATCTAAAGCATATATTGAAAAACCTAAATTAACTGATGAACAGATTTCAACAGTTGAAACTCTTTGTTTATATGTTTTATCTTTAAATTCAAATGGACAACTAGAATATGCTGGAAGAACCTTAAAAAATAATCTAAAAACTTACCTATCCCAGTATAGAATGATAGGAGATAGTGTTGAAATTAAAGATGCTTATATTATTAATATAGGTATTGAATTTGAAATTATAGTATTACCTAATTTTAATAATAATAGAGTTTTATCAACTTGTATTACTTCCTTGAAAGACCATTTTAATACAGATATTTGGCAATTAAATCAACCCATATTTTTAAGAGATTTATATGTTCGATTAGATAGAATAGAAGGGGTACAAACTGTTAAAAATATTAAAATAAATAATAAAGCAGGAATATCTTCTGGGTATTCTCAATATGCTTATGATATAGATGGAGCTACCCAAAATCAAGTAATTTACCCTTCTTTAGATCCTAGTATATTTGAAATAAGATACCCTAATCAAGATATTAAAGGTAGAGTAGTTCCTTTATAATTGCATATTTATAATAAAATATTATAAATGGCCGTTTATAAAATCTTTCCTACTAAAGATGCTACTCTTTATTCTTTATACCCTTCCATGAACACAGGGTTAGATGCTATACTTGAAGTTTCTAATACTAGAAATATAGATCTTAAACCTGATGTTGCAAGATACCTAATTGAATTTGATACAGATGAAATCAAAGATATTATAGATAATAAAATATTAGGAAAGGAATTTAATGTATTTTTAAAAAATTATATAGCAACATCCCAAGGAATAAACACAGATGTTGAACTAGAAATATTTGCTACAGCTCAATCTTGGAATAATGGTACAGGGCATTATTTAGATATACCTGAAGTTAATGATGGTGTTTCTTGGGAATTTAGAGATTTTCTTTCTGGATCAAGTTGGGATATGAGTGGAAATGTAAGTGGATATGGATTTACAGGATCTTTTGATCCATTAAATTCATCATTAGGGGGTGGTAGTTTTTTTACTTCTTCAAATTTAATTCCACAAGTAACTGAATCATTTGGTTTAAGATCTAATAAAGATTTAGAACTAAATGTTAAAGAATTTACAAAATTATGGTATAGTGGTTCAATTCCAAATTATGGGTTTTTAACAAAATTAAGTTCTAGTGCTGAATTCCATCCTAGTAGTAGTATGCAGCCTATTCTTAAATATTATAGTGTAGATACAAATACTATTTACCCACCTCAACTTGAATTTAGATGGAGAGATTATAGTTCTGTTATTACTGATTCTCTTTCTGGAAGTATAGTATCTACTAAACAAATTAAACTATCATTAGATGATAACCAAGGTGAATTCCAACCTAGTAGTATAAATAGATTTCATATAAATGTAAGTCCATTATACCCAAATAGAAGTTATTCAATTACTAGTTCATTATTCATTAATACAAATTATTTGCCAACTTCTTCATATTATGCAATAAAAGACTTGGCTACTAATGAATTTGTTATTAATTTCGATACTCAATATACTCAAATTAGTTCTGATACTAGAGGAAATTACTTTGATGTTTATATGAGTGGTTTAGAACCTGAAAGATATTATAAGATTTTAATTAAAACTGAAATAGATGGTTCTACTTTAATACTTGATG